TTAGGCGTCCGTTGTGGCGCCTTTTTCTTTACGTCCTGAAAAGGATCCTGAAAAGTCAGGAAGAGACGCAGGTTTCACGACCGGCAGACGATGGTCGTATCGATCCCGCATGGCTGCACTCTTGTGACCGCCATCCTCCGGCTTCTCGCTGTCCGTGATGCCTCGATGCTTGAGGCCGTGCAGGGTGAACTCCTCACCAGGCTTCAACAGTGGCTCCTCCCCAGCGGTAGCTAGATCCATCAGCCGCTGCCAAGCGGAATCAAGCCCTGACTTGGTCAGCCGTAGCCCCTTCTGGCTCACAACGAGGGGCCGTTTGTCTGCCCGTATATGGACGGGAATCCCATGTCGTTCCATGGCTTCTGTCCGTAGCTGGGCAAGTGCATTCCATGCCTCCCGGAGAGCATCGTTCCATTCGGTAACGTTGTCTTTACTTCCCTTGCGGCGGTTGCTTACCACCCCAAGCTCGCTGCTATTTGCATCCGTCAACGTGACAGCCTCGATGCCGCGCAGGCGGCACAGGTAGGTGATGACCATCAACGGGGCAAGATATGGGGCTACGCTACCCTCTGTATGGGCCTTTCGGCTCCCGCGATCCCGAGCGAACGCAACGAGCTTTGCATACGTCTCCGGCGTCGGCATCTTGAACTGCTTGCGTTCCTTGGCCTGAGCAACTCCCTGTGCCGGATTGGTCTGGCAGTAGCCATGCTGGACGCCCCATGCCAGGACGAGACTCAGGTAGCGGTGAAGGTGGTTTGCCTTGGTCGGCATTGGTCGCTCGCCGTTATGGCCGCTCGCGATTGACTCAACAACACGCTGAATCGCGGCAACGCTCAGCCGTGAAACAAGCATCTTGTCTAGGGTTACGCCTCTCTTGGTCATGTACGACTCGACCAATCTCTTCTGATGGCGGTATCCCTTCTTCGTCCCGTCACTGAGCGACGCGAACTTCGTACTCTTGTGATAGTGGTCCATCACATAGCCAACGGTTCCCTTCTCTGCGGCCCCAGAGCGCGCCTCAATGATTGCGTGCAGGTCGGAAAGCTGCGCCTTGGAGTCGGCCACCGTGACAGCCTTGCGCGGGAAGTCCAGTACGTACCAACGGCCTGAGCCTGACTTGTCCCAGTAGATCCCCTTCGGGATTGCCTTCTGATCGATGTGCCCCGGAATGGTGGGGTTGTGCTTCCGGGGGCGTGCCATGCTAGAAATCCTCTGGGTCGTACGGTTCGTCGTTGATCGTAGGTTTTCGCAATCCAAGCGCAGTGTTCAGGGCATCTCGCGTTGTCCATATTCCCCCGTGACCGTCGTAGCGGTAGGGAATTCGCTGAGATCGCGCCCACGCCTCTACTGTTGCCCGACGCGGCTTGTGTCCTGGCCTGCACATCTGTTGCAGGTCGGGGAAGGTGTACACGTCCGGTAGTCTTTCAGCCGCGCCCATCCGGCACCTCCTTTCTGTGTCGCCGCAGCAACTCCTCTGTAGCGGTCCTAGCCTCGTCCTGCTTGCGGTAAATCCTCTTGGCTTGGTCGGCCCTCAGCGTGGCTTCGGCCACGCTTAACAGAATGTTGGACGCCAGAACGAACGGGTACATCAGCAGCTGGTCAGCCATTGGTCGGCTCCGGCTCGCTTGCTGCGTGATTGTCGGCCTCATGCAGCAGACGCAACAGGCCATCCATATCCAGAGCGGCAGCAGGCAGCCCCAGGTGTGCGGCGATCTGATCCCGCTTCGCCTCAGCCTGCTCCAGATAGTCAACGCGGTCCCGAAGGTCGTTGAGCGTCTGCAGCCACTTGCGCATGCTGTGGTGACCGTTGGTGTCATTCCGCCGGTCGCGCCTGCCGTCCCGATACTCGGTGACGTGCTCCACCACATCGATGGGCAGCGTGTGCAGGTGCGCGCTTACGTTGTCCTTGGCCCTTCTGATCGCTTCTTCCAACGACGCGGACCCCTTGCTCTTGCGGCTGAACCAGCTCATTTGCCCACCGCCTGGCTGACCGCCCTCATGGCTTTGTCATGCTTCTCCAGCATCCGCTGCGACTCAGCGCGAGCGATTGCGATAACGCGATTGGCAGCTTCCTTGGCCTGTGCATCGCTTCGGGACGGTGTAGCTCCACCTTCCAAGATCTGGATAATTACGTCCCAGACGTACAGATGGGCCTCGGACTTAGAGGCGACCTTTGCTTGCTTGATTAGATCAGCCATTGCCCACCGCCTTGTCGATCAGGGCCAGCACGGCTTCTGCCTCAGCCTCGATTGCGTCGATGCCCGATTCCTCCGGCGTTTCCGCCCAGTCGTCAATCCAATTCAGCAGCGACTGAATCGAAGCGCGGGCACGGCCCAGGTCCACGGCCTGCGCGGGCTTGTATTCCTCGGCAGCCTCGATGGCGTTCTGCCAAGGGCAGTTGGCGCTGCTGTGCTCGCCGATATCCACGCCAGTGATGGCTGCGATGTGGCCGGCCAGGTCGTCGGCTACTTCGTGGTAGCGGTCGCGCTGGTCGATGGCCTCGCCGAGTGCGCGATCCAAGCCGTCCAGATAGACCTGGGCGGGCTGCTGCGCGGGCGTGGCTGAGTAGAGCGGCGCCCAACGCAGGGGGCCGTCATGTGCGGGGATGCGATAGCCGTCCCACGCTATTTCCCATCCATCGCGGAAGCGAATAGATTGTGGGATATCCGACCCTTCAAGCAGGCCCAGAACGACGGTGCCATCCTTCGGTGCGGATTCCATCGGCTGCCACCCCACCGGCTGGCTGGCGGCGAGTGCTTCCACGGCCATGTTCAGCACGCCGAGAACGTCTGCCGGGAGATAGCCCAAGCCGTCGTATTGAGCGTTCATGACCTGCACAAGGCTCTCTACAAGGCTCTCCCCCTGACCACCCGGGGAGGGCTGGGCGGAGAGCGCGGCATTCTCCAGGTGCAGTCGTTCGGCCTCGGCCCAGCCTTCGCGCGCCCACGTTTCCCACGTCACGGGCCAGAGCGGGCCGCAGCCATTCGGGCACGGCTCCGTCTTGCTGTCACCAGCACCGACAGTCCCGCTTTGCAGATACAGGTTTGTGCGGTGAAGCTGGAACGCGCACTTCGCACAGCGCACGATGCCCGGCACCAGGTCGGAGCGCTGATCCCCCAGCCTCACCCTCCCACCGGGCTGCACGTCCGCCAGGGTCTTTTTGTCAGTGGTCATGCGCGTTCTCCCCAGCGAACGTACAGCCACACGTCCACGAACTGGCCGCAGCTAGAACCGATATCAGCCTTGAATCCAAGGTCGCGCATTTCTTTCAGGATCGCCTTGCATAGCGCTGGGTACTTGTCCTCGGTGGTGTAGCAGGAGCCATCGCCAAAGCCATACTCGCGGGTGATGTACTCGCGCTTTCCGTTCTCGGCAGCGGTCCTGATCCCTTTCAGGATGGCCTCGACAGCGAAGGTCGGATCGTTCGAGCGGGTGATGTTCTCGGCCATCGCGGCTGTCAAACGTTCGGTGGTCATGCGGATGCTCCCATTGCGGCGTCGATGGCGGTGTCAGCCTTCACGTTTTCCGACTCATCGGCGACACGAGCCCAAAGGACGTGCTTCTCCTGAGAGTCCTCGATGTAGAGGACGGGCAGAATCCTGCGGGCATATCGCCACCTCTCCGCATCCTTCCGATACGCCTCCACCTCAGCGCGCAGGCGGGATACTTCTGCCTCGTAGTCGGAGTGGAGGACGTAGTTGCCCTCGGGGTCTTCGTGAATCTGCTCATCCGATGGGCACTGGCTCCAACGCTTGATCTCGCTCATCACCAGCCCCCTTGCATCGTCACGAATGGGATGTCATCGGACTCAAACTCATCTCGCCGCGCGTTGTCCGTAGCCCTCTGCGGCCGCTCGCGCTGCTCCTGACCGCCTCGGCGGGAGCTGGTGCCGCCTGACTGGCCTTCCTGCTTGCCACCGAGCATCTGCATTTCGTTGGCGATGATGTCGGTCGAATACTTCTCCACGCCATCCTGGCCGGTGTACTTGTCGTACTTGAGCGAGCCTTCCACGTAGACCGTGGAACCCTTACGCAGGTACTCGCCAGCGATCTCGCCGAGTTTTCCGAAGAAGACCACGCGGTGCCACTCGGTGCGTTCCTGCTGGTTGCCTTCCTTGTCCTTTCGGACACTGGTGGTCGCCAGCGAGATGCGAGTGATCGCCATGCCGCCTTGGGTGTACTTCACGTCCGGGTCGTTGCCGAGATTGCCGACCAAGATCACCTTGTTGATTCCACGGGCCATTACGCTGCACTCCGATTCAGTTGGGCGAGAATTGCTTGCACATCGGCTTCCATCTGTAGGCAGGCCGATTCAAGGCGTTCGATGTACTCGTCATCCCGTGGGACGCGTTGGATGAAGATGCGGTGCGACTCGGGGAAATCCGGGTGGAAGCTCACAAAGTCCCACCACTGCCGGCCAGTAACCCACAGGCCACCCTGAATCTGTTCGATGTGTTCTGGAGGCAGGCCGGTCAGCAGCGTTTCGAGATGCACTTCACTGGACTCGGGCGACTTGATCTCGCCGCCGCCGTCATCGCCCACCAGGAAGTCGGGGGACGCGCCGATGAAGTCGTATTTGGGATGCAGGATGAACTCTGCCGGGGTAACGATTACGCCCGTCTCGGCTTGGTAGGCGGCTACAGCTGCAGGCTCGACCGTCTGGCCCCATGCCAGCGCTGCGGCCTTGACCTGTTTGCGCGGACGCAGGGTCAGTCGCTCGGCAGCAAGCTGGTGGGCGTAGTCAGTAAGGGCCTTGGGCTGCGGCTTCTGCTGACCCTTGCGGGGGCCACTCTTGAACTCGCCGCGCTCACGCTCGACCATCACGTCATTCATCCGGGACGCGGTGATCCGGCCAGCGCGGGCCGCGAACCACTCGTCGCTGCGCTGGTCGATCATTCCTGGACCTCCTCGGCAACCACTGGGGCCATGCTTGCCTTCTCAGCCTCGGCCTGGTACTTGGGCATCAGGTCGGACACTAGGCGGCGCTTCTCCTTTGGCCAGCCAGCCCACAGCTGGCGGAACGCTTCTACGCCCTTGCGTGCGGCCTCCATGGCCTCCTTGTCAGCGGCTTCGCGCTCCGGGCCAGACGGGATGGTCTGCTGGACCGCTGCAGCTGCCACAGACGACTGCGGCGTGTGCCGGCCAACGATCTCGGCCACCACTTCCTCCGGCAGGTCCTCAATGTCTTGAGTGAAAATGTCCGAAGCGGCAGTGGCAGTGATTACCGCATCTACCTGAGCCCGCTTCTTAGCCATCTTCAAGATGGTGTTAGCCACGTCTGCTGGGTTGGTGCGAACCTGCTTCTTCTTCTCGACCCGGCCCTGGTACTTGCTGAATTTGATGCGCCGGCGGTTCTCCGGCGTGGCGTCGAATTCCTCGTCGCAGATGGCGGCGCGCCAGCTGTATTTGTCCTCGGCACTGCTGCACTCGCCGATACCGGCACCGATGAATGAGCCGCTGGCCGACAGCAGGTTCACCGTCACCCGGTAGGCAATCTCGCCGCCCTCGGACAGGTCCGTAACCTCCGGCTTGGCTGCAAGCCGGAACGTCGCCATCAGCTTCTCGGCGCCAGCCTTATAGAGGCTCTTGGACTTGGTGCCGGGGATGGTCCCGTAGTGGGTCCCATCACGCATCACCTCGATCATGACGTCCTGCATCAGATTCACCTGGGCGCGGACATCTGCTGCCGTCAGGGAGCGTGACCCGTAGGTGTCTACCGCTGGTTGGAACTGCACTACTGCGTTCATGTGTGCCTCTATGTAGGTGCCAGCGCTTTTGAGCGACAGGACAGGGGATAGGGTGGAGGGGCCGGTGGTGAATGTCCGGCTTGCAGGTGAACTGGCCTGTTGGCCCCAACAAAACGTTGCCTGCGCGTTTCCTCTTTGCGGATCACCACTCCGCATTCCCTCCATAGTCAGTCGTTCATTTCGCTTTTGATCCACTCAACAACGCGACGCGTGTGTGCGTAGCTCTTGCCGGTCTCTTTAGCTATTGCCGATGCGCTGTATCCGGCTTCCAGTAGCTCACGAACTCGGCGCTTGAATATTTCTGAGGCGCGAAGGTCACCTTTTCTGCTCATGTCGTCTCCTCAGCCCCGCTCGGTTGTGAGCGGCGGCTGCTTGAATCGGTCGTTTCGCTTCTTGCGGATGATGTGCAGCTCGTCGTAGATGAAGAACGCGTCGATCAGGGCGACGAGTAGCGCGCAGGCCGTGATGTGATACGCCTCGTACTTGTAGGTGAACCACGCTGCCCAGCAGAGGAAGACGATCAGGCCGATGCACGAAGCCAATACCAGGTAGTGGGTGCGCATCGAGGTCATTCGATCACCTCGCGGTAGCGGATCTGGACAGCCGTATCGTTGGCCCTGTGAAGCTTCGCGGCATGCTCAGTGCTGAAAATTCCGTTTTCCATGCCGTTCGGATAGCGATTCACCCAAATCTCTCGCGGCTCAGGCTTGATGCGGTAGTCGCTAGGCGGGTCTTGGAAAGTTGGATTATTAAGCTGATACCAGCCACCACTTCCACGGTGCTCAATCACGCGGCCTTCGGCCAGGGCCTGCACCAGCGGCAGGAAGGCCTTCGCATTGTCCTTATTCATCGCAATCCCCCTGTGCGCAAGGGCCATGGTTCGTCTCGTCGGCGTCTACCTCGTCGCCCAGCGGATCGGGCTTCGGGATGGCGGGGAAGAGGCGGTTGAAGTCAGAGTCCAGGTGGGCGCGGATGGTCATTTCGATGCCTCAATCTCGGCATCCAGTTCCTCTTCCCACGCGCAACTGTGCTGGTCGCGGAGGAACCGGTATCTCGCCGCATCCTCTTCCAGCGACGACACCTTTTCGGTCAGCTGCATCACGCGGCCTTCCAGCGTCCTGTTCTTGGCGGACAGCTCGTCGGCGACCTTGATCCAATCGCCAAGCAATTCCGTATGCGTCTTTCCAGTCATCACACAACTCCATTAACGATGAGTGCCAGCTTCGTCAGCACGTAGGCCGCGATCAGCGCCATTGCTGCCAGCGGGGCGTAGGGGGAACGGAGGAAGCTGGTCATGCCACTGCCTCCAACTGCTTCTCCTTCGCGATCTGAGCAACCACGCGCATCAAGTCGTGCGGCACGTTCAGAACAGCGCCAGGAACCGTCTGGCATATCTGGAACAGCTCGTCGATCTGGCTGGCGTGGTCCACGGAGAAGTGCTTGCTAAGTCTCCTGCTGATTACGGATTGGCGGAGGTGACGACGCATTTCCATTTCCAAGATCAGTTCATGACTACTTTGATAGCGCTCAAGCCAGCCCATCACGCCGTGCTTCGCCTCAATCTCTTCTAGCGTCTTACGCTCATCGCTCTGCCAGAATTTCGGCTCGGGCTGACTCTCGAACTCATTCTTTGCAGCCAACTTCCTACTTTCCTGGTCTTCCTTTTCCGCCTGCTCCTTGGCTTCGCGCTTGCGTCTAGACCGCGCTTCGATCCTGTAAAGGCGTTTGAGGAGCGAAGATTTCGCGAGTTGGTACTTCGCAGCTTCTGAGCCTGACACTGATTGAGCGATGGAAACGATCGGTAGGATTGCCGACGCTTCCACCTGAACGGTTAGCTGCTGCTTGCCCACGTTCTCGCTGATCTTTTCGAGCGCCTTGCTCATGTCAGACAGCTTTGTCTCCACTCCGTGCATGTTCACGCTTGGGCGCGGCAAGAAGTCGTCGTATCTGGCAGGAGAGTAGCTAGGCAAGTACATAGGAACCGGGATCGGGAAGATCATTACGCAGCCCCCTTCGGCCCGTGGCCAAGGTTGTGTTGACGGGTCGACTCCCACAGCGCGTTCTGCGCCTGCTTCGTGCAGCCAGCAGCCATGAAGTCGCGTTCTACCTTCCGGCGATCCAGCCCGTTGCGAGCGCAGTGGGCGCGGATGCTCTGCAACATGTGCAGCTGGAAGTCGGTCTGTACCGGGAACTGGATGACCATTTCAGGCCCCTTTGACGCGGTCGAGGGCTGATTTCGCGAACTGGACGGCTTCCAACTGGTCCTCCTTGCCGTCCATTTCCATGCAGTGCTCCATGTCGGCACCGAACAACTTTTCCACCGCTTCGATCAGCTCGGCGACTGCGGCACGGGCTTCGTCGGCAAGGGCAAGAATCGGGTCGGAATCGTCCTGTCGCCAAATCTTGCCGGCCAGCTCCTCCATCACCGCCAGCACATCAACACTCGTAGTCATGCGAACCTCGGATCGTGGAAGAGACGGGCCTGCTCATCGACCTTGTTGTCGAGACTCAGGGCCAGCTTGAACAGAGCCATCGCGTTCACCGCTTCGGGCGCGCTCAGGCCGGGGATTCGTGACAGCTTCGACAGGACCGGAAGCGCATCGACCAGGGCCTGCACCATCTCGCCGACCCGTTCCTCTTCGATGCACTCGTTGGCTACGTCGTTGATCGCGTCCCAGCGCTCGGAGTCATCCGGCAGGCGGGCGTCGTAGCTCCGCTGGGCGTTCCGGGCGATGTCGTTGGCAGTGTGGGGGGTCATTCGGCACCGCCCCGGACGCGCGGCGCGTTCTGCTCGTCGGCTTCGATGGGAACTCCATGGCTAAGCGCGAGATGCTCAGCCAGACCGATGTCCCTTTGTGAGACAACATCTGAGCAGTACCACTTACCACCGATGAAGATTCGAACCGAGTCGTAGGAGCGGGTTGCGTTCTGCATGCGTCGGATCTGCATACGCTGAACAAGCTCTACATCTGCAGTCGGGCTTGCGGAATCGACAGGGGCGCTCATACCTCACCCGCCTTGCCAGCTGCGATCAGCTGCTCGCCGATGGTCACGGCTTCGGAGGGGAGGAGGAGTGCAGCGGCGCTCACCAGGCCATTACTGGTAACGAACGAGATGTAGTCGCCTTCCTGCTTGATCACTACGGCGGCCTGGTCTTCGCCATTCCGCGAAAGCCTGATCAGCTCAACTTCAAAGGTCTTGTCCACTGCCTTCGTCTCCTAGCCCCTGGCCCGGTAGTGGGTGTGGTGGGGCGGTGGAGATAAGGTAAGCGCGGCTTACGTTAGAGTCAAGCAAAACTTACGTTGCCGCGTAAGCAAATTATGAACGAATTTGATTCCGTTCATAATTTGGGTTACATGCGTTTTTCTAGATGGCGCTGCGTGTTCTACGCGCCAGCCATGTCTTGCTCGTTTCTCGTGATGCAGGTCAAGCCTATGTAGTCAAGCTCGGCTGACTGCGTCTCACGCATCGCGTACTTCCGCATCGCCTCTTTACCTGCAGGTTGCGCGCACTTGATCCTGGTGCACTGTCTTGCCCTTGCACTAGGGCCAACTAGTCGCTGGTCGCCAGTAGTCGCGGGGTCTAAGCACTCGGGTAGGATACTGGCCGCTCCGACCATACGCGATGGGTTGGCATCGTAGTAATAGGTGGCCCGGCAGTTCGCGTTGGCTGGCTTTATGGTTGTGTAAGACCTTAGCCCATCTTGGCCGACACAGCTGAAGAAGACGGCTGGAGTGCCAGTCTGAGTAGCATGTGGTGGCGAAACGGCCGCCAAAAGTACCGCTGCGATATATGTGATCATCGTAATGTCCCGCGCTGACTAATTGAACCTGTCGATCCTGTTGCGAAGATAGACCTTCCCTCCAATCAGCGTTCCGTCCGGAATCGGGAATGGGGCGCCATAGCTCGGGTTCTCGCTCGCAACGTGGATCACGCCTCTGTCGAGTAGACGCTTGATCTGGTGGCCGTTGCCCATGTTGATCAGATAGACGCCGTCCCCATCAAAGGACGTCACCCCCGTATCTACGACAACCGTGTCTCCAGGCTGGATCAGGGGCATCATTGAGTCGCCACGTCCAGCGATAAGGCACAGTCGGCCCGGCGGCGGCATGTACCCAACGATGCTACGGATGTAGCTCGATTCAAAGTCGATTGCCCGAATGACCTCTGGGGCGTCCAGATTTTCAATCTCGCTTCCCATGCCAGCCTCCGCATCTAGTTGACGGACGCGAACATACCCGCCCCCACTCTCAATCTCTGAGATTTCTGAGACTGAATGTGAAGATGGCATCACGAGATCTGAGTCGTCGTCATACAGCCACGCCAATGGCGCACCTGTAACCCGCGAAAAGTCCTTCAGGTTGTCTCTAGACGGGGTAGTTCTCTTCTCTTCCTGCAGGGCTTCCCACTGCGCTACGGCGGCGCGGCTGATACCCAGCTTCGTGCCGACTTGCTCTTGGGTCATCCCCGCCGTGGTGCGGGCCAGCTTGATGCGTTGCCAGAGGGAGCTTTTCATCCCGGCATTGTGTAAGAACGCCTTACGCGTTTCCACGTAAGCGATACTTGACACGCAGGGTAAGGGCGGCTTACTGTGCTTACCCATGAAGAACATCTCCCTCAAAGCGCTTGGTGGTCCCGCCCATATCGGACGGGTGTGCGGTGTGTCCTCTCAGGCCGTGAGCCAATGGAAGAGGGTGCCTGCGGAATACGTGCTGACGATCGAAGAGGCCACCGGCGTCTCCCGCCACGACCTCCGCCCGGACGTGTTCGGCCCGGCCCCCAAGAAGAAGGGGGCCCGCCGTGCTGCCTGATATCGAGTGGCGTCCTCTGGACCCGAACGAACCTGGTTCGTTGAAAGGGCTGCAGCCTGTCGGCGCAGATCCGCACTGGGTGCTGCGAGAAATCAACGAGATCAGCGTTGAGATTGGCGCTCTAAAGGGCGCGCTCATCGACGCAGGAATCCTGACCAGCGAGCAATTGAATGCCGCGCTGGTCAGGCAGAAGGCGATTGCTGACTCCGTTAACGAACCTGCTGAAGAACCTTCGTCGCAGCCGCAGCAATCTCCGGCTCCCGGCGAGAACAGGTCGGCCCCACGAAACGAATGAGTTCCAGCTTCTGTTCGCTCGTCAGGTACGTCAGCGCCTGCCGAGCGATGGCCTCCCAAGCAATTAGCTGACCTTCTTGTTCTTTGTTCATCCCTGTCTCCGTCGTAGTTGAGGTTGTGTCGCAACTCCAATGCTACGGCGGGGGCAGGGGCTAAGTAAAAACCCATCACTGACAAGGCTCCATCTATGTACGCAGACCCCACACACCTCCGCGACAACCCGATCAAGGTCCGTTTCAACGACTCGGAAAAGGCAGTGATCGAGGCTCTCGCCAACTTCAACGGTCGTCAGCCCGCAGTGTTCGTGCGGGAGCTGGTCCTGGCTGGGATTGCTTCTCTCGAACAGCGTAGCTCCGACCGCGATGCCGCCTGAAGGTCCATACAAGTCCCCGGGGAGGGCCTATGGAAATACAGCTGTCGCGCGATGAGCGCCGAAGGCTAAAGGAATACGCGGAGGCCCTAGGGCTTCCAGAGCATGAGGCTCTTATCCACGCGGCCCGTACCGAGCTAGACCGGCGATACAGGCTCAAAGCCCAGCAGGGCTCAGTAGTGAACTTTGAGGGACTGAAGCGTGACCGCACCGACCCCTAAGATGAAGCCGCTTCACCCCTGGCGTCATTTCTCCCCCGGCTGGCTCCAACGCGAATCAGACCGGCAACGCGCCGAAAGAGTCATCCCTGTCCACGCCCGCCCAATCAAGGGCTGAGGAATCCACATGAACCATCCAGCTCGCTACACCGATCCCAGCAGCAGCCACGAAGCCGCAGCGCACATGGTGTCGTCTGGCGCTCAGGCTCAGCAGCACTCGCAGGCCGCTTCGGCGGTCCGCAAGTACCCGGGCCTGACCAGCCTGGAACTGGCCCGTGCTACCGGGCTGGACCGCTTCATGTTGGCCCGCCGTCTGCCCGAGCTGGAAAAGCAGGGCCTCATTCGGCGCGGGATGGTCCGCAAGTGCTCGGCCAGCAATGGCCGCAGCGGCTGCACGTGGTTCCCGATCAGCAGTGAAGAAGGTCCGAAGGCCGCCTGAGCCATGAACTATTTTGAGCATCACATCGGTGACTACGCAGCAGCGACGGCGCACCTGTCGCTGATCGAGGACGCCATCTATAGCCGCCTCCTGCGCCGGTACTACCTGCAGGAAGAGGCGCTGCCCGCCGATGTGAAGCAGGTTGCCCGTCTGGCTGGCGCTCGCTCTCCGGAAGAGCTGGAAGCGGTCCAGGCGGTGCTGGCCGAGTTCTTCACCCTGACTGACACCGGCTGGCACAACAAGCGTGCCGACGAAGAAATCGCCCGGTATCAAGCCAAGATCGAAGCCGCTCGTGAGAACGGTCGCCGTGGTGGGCGCCCCCCGAAGAACCAACAGGTTCAAGAGAAAGAACCGAAAGAAACCCAACCCTTTTCTCTGGGTTCCGTTTCAGAAACCCAATCTAAAGCTCTCCATACACCAGACACCAATCTCCAAGAAGAAGAGCAAGAGCAACAGCATGTGCAGCCTCTGGCCGCACGCTGCCGCTTCGCCGACTTCTGGGCTGCTTACCCGAACAAGAAGGGCAAGCAGGAGGCAGAGAAGACGTGGAAACGCCGAAAGCTGGACGTTCGCTGTGACGAGCTGATCGGCCATGTGCGGCTGATGGAAGCCCATGACGACGGCTGGCGGCGCGGTTACGTGCCGATGGGTTCGACCTATCTCAACCAAGCTCGGTGGGAGGACGTGCCGCAGGAGTCGGCAAGGGCAGGGCCTCAAACGGGCCATATCGGGCAGCAGATGCCCAAACAGGTTCAAGGGTTAATGGCATTGGAGGACTTCGGAAATGGCGGACTGGATCAAACGGGAAATTGCGGAGGGCCTCAAGAGGCTCATGTGCTTGGGCCTGGAGCGGACACCGGCAGCGGAGGTTATCCAGCTGACCGCCGCCGTCTGGCTGGAGGCCATCACTGAGGGTCGCGAGTTTGATCAGGAGCTGGACGCGCCGCGCTTCCGTAGGGCGTTCGCCGTGCTGTGCCGCGACTGTCGGCAGTGGCCGCTGCCGTCCTCGCTGCTGGAGGCCATGCAGCCACGCGAACAACTGGCGATCACGAAACAGCCAATCAAGGCCAACCCCGAGCGAGCCGAGCAGGCCGCCCGCGAACTGGCAAGTGTCTTGGGGATCCGTCGATGAGCAAGGCATCAACCGTCCGCATCCTGCACGCCGAGCGCTGCAGCGTGGCCGAGATCGCCGCAGTCGTGGGCTGGAAGCTGTGCGACGTGCGCTGGTTCATCCGTACCTGGATTGGGGGTGAGGAATGAGCAAGTTCTTCGTGGGGCAGAGGGTGCGGATCCTTCACTCAGCGAACTGGCCGGAGCTTGCCGGGCAGGAGGGAGTAGTTGTTGGTCTAAATCCAGATACCTCGTTTGATCCGAGGTGCGAAGTTGAAGTGAATCCAATTTGCTGGGGAGGTAGGAGAGCACCCTATAGGGGAAGGTTTGGGGCCAATACATTCTCTCCGAAAAGAGAGTGGCTTGAACCAATCCTCCCCGAAGGCTCCGCCCCGAGCGAGTTTACCTTCCAGCAGCTGATGGACAGCCTGCAGGAGGTGATGGCGTGAACGCCACTTCTCCGAATGACTGGAAGCTGGATGGCGCAGGCGGCATGACTGAGCGTCAGCGGAAAATGCTCAATGCTGTGTGCGGCGATTTGGCCGCGCAGCTGTCGTGGCATGGCAATCGGCTGAGCAAAGACGATTGGCGGCACATGATCTCAGGAACGATCCTTGGGTGGCGGATGATGCCAGCTATCGACCGTGGAGAAGGGGCACAGGGTTTCATCATGCTGGGCGGATCCAGCCTGAAACTCTCCCGCTCGCAGGCAGCTGAGGCAATAACAGCGCTCCTGCAGATCGGCGACCACCCCGACGAACAAGGACTTTCGGCCAAGCCCGTGCGCTGGTCAGACGTGGTCCTGCTTGGACTCGGCTTTAACCCCAACGACTTTGCGGAGGCAGCATGAACCTTGAAACGATCAACATCGGCGACCGTCTGTCATTCCATGAGGAATCCATCTATGGCGAGGTGGTTGAGGTCATGCGTAATGACGGCGGAGAACTGGCATCAGCCGTAGTGAAACTAGACAACGGCGAGTTTGCAGCGCTGGATCTTTCGGCTCTGGAAATCGCGAGGGCGCACTGATGAACCTCGAACAGATCGACACCAGCACTACGGCGGGGAAGGCCGAGGTCATGCGGCTTGCGGCTGAGGGGCGGAGGGTGGCGGCGAGGCTGAATCTTCGGTCATCTGAAATTTGGACTGAGATGGCAAGCCCCAAGTGGGAATGGGGGCGCGTTGACTACGCCATCATCGACGAGCCGGTTGGGCCGGAGGAAGTGTGGTTCACGGTAATCAACGGATGCATTGACGGTAGGCCATACACCTTTGAATGCACGGCTGTAGATCGAGCGCAAACCTACGGGGGCCAGCCTGTTAAGTACATCCGCGCCGATCTCGCTGGGGAGAAGGGATGATGGACTTCTCCGACTACAAGACCCGTAGCCGACTGACCGAGGCAAGCAACGCCGGTTACAGCGCCAGGCTCGACCGCAAGCCGATCACCTCGTGCCCGTTCGATGAAGGGACGGACGAGGCCAAGGCGTTTCTACACTACTGGGGCCGGGCAGATCAGGACGAGCATCGGCGGCAGGGGAGGGCGGCGTGAAGCTTTTTATTCAGATCGTCGTCATAACCTTCGGCTACATCCTGCTGAGGGCACTGTGGGATGCGCCTCAGTGGGGTGCAGTCGCTGGGTCATGGGCATTCTGGGCGTGTATCCGCCCGAAGGAGTGGTGATGAAGCACTCCACCGGAACCCCGACCGCAGCCGAGTCTGCCCGCATTGCGGCCTGCAAGGAAGGCCTGTGCGTGGCCTGCGTCATCCGCAGCGAGCAGGAGGACGCGCCGCAGTTCTTCATGGTTCACCCAGGCTGTGACTATCACCACCTGTTGAGTGGCGGCCGGCGCATCGGCCACATGGACGGGCTGGGCCTCTGTGCTTGGCACCATCGCGGGCTCGTCAACTGGGGCTGCACCCATGCAGAAATGAGGGCCCATTACGGCCCCAGCCTCATGGACGGCAGCAAGACGTTCCACGCGGCGTTCGGAAGTGACGCTGATCTGCTGGAGCGCCAAAACAAGATGCTGGGCATCGGGGAGGCGGCTTGAGAATCCTTGCTATCGATCCCGGCACCGAGGAAAGCGGGTGGTGCTTGCTGCAGAACGGCAGTGTTCTCGAATCTGGCGTGATGCCTAACCAGGAGCTGCTGGGTGTAGTGGCTGGCTATCGCCGCTACGGCGAGGATCAACTGGCCATCGAGATGATCGCCAGCTACGGCATGGCAGTAGGCCGGGAGGTATTTGAGACTTGCGTGTGGGTCGGGCGCTTCCAGCAGGTGTGGCGGCACCCGGACGCCGTCCGCCTCGTCTACCGACGCGACGTGAAGCTGCACCTGTGCGGCAACGCCAAGGCCAAGGACGCCAACATCCGGAAGGCGCTGCTGGATCTGATCGGGCCGCAGGGGACCAAGAAGTCACCGGGGCCAACCTACGGCGTCAAGTCGCACGCTTGGGCTGCGCTTGGCGTGGCCGTGACCGTGGCAGGGATCACCCCTGAGAACAGCCGGAGGGCCGCATGAGCCGTGCTCAGCAGATCCGGCAGTGGCTGGCAGAGAACCCTGGGTGGCACTTCATGGGCGATGTCTGCGCCGGGGTGCCTGCGGTAGATCGGGACAGAATTACCCGTGATGTGGATCAGATGGCCAGGCGAGGCCAGATCGAGTGCGTTGGGCGACACGGCACTAAGCGGTATCGGTTTGGGCGACAGGCCCGCAAATACATCCGGCAGGGGGAACATCATGCAAGCTGACACCTTCGGGGCATACGTCCGGGCCGAGCTGGAGCATTGGGGCAGGGAATTTGCACTGCACCGTGACTGTGAATACCTGGGTCACCAGTCCAAGAACCTGCTGGCTGTCCTGATCGAGCATCACGGCGAGATGCCAGGCCGAGTCCAAGGGTTCAAGCCACTGGAGACGGACCTGCGCGCTCAGCGGGTGGAAGACATCGTCTACAGCATTGGAAAGGACCAGGTGGTCTATGCCTGCATCCTCCGCGCCTATTACTGCGGCATGGGGCGGCGAAAGGTCGAACGCTGGGAGACGGCAAACCTCCTGCTGGTGCATGTCGGAGAAAAGCCGGTCAGCCAGCGGCACTACCTGACCCTTCACGATGTGGCGTTCGCTGAGGTCAAGGGAGCCATGCGCGGAATCGCAATGGCTCAGGCAGCCTGATTTGAGGTGTTTTTGGCGCAGCCATATTGCAGAGGTGCGCACCTCTAGCGTAACTTTTCAGGCACTGTGACATAGAAGCCTCCGAATTTCGGGGGGCTTTTTCTTTGCCCGCTTCCCCGTCCAGATCAACCCTCGCGCATAGCTGGCAGCGGGGCGGGCGCCCATTGGAGATCGCATGGTGAGCACCGAATCCGTCGCTGCCGCCATGGGGGCTGGCAAATACGCCGAGCCGCTGGAGCGAGCCTGTATTGAGCGTGGCATCACCACGCCGCTTGAGAAGGCTCACTTCCTGGCGCAGGTAGCTCATGAGTCAGACGGGTTCAAGACGGCCACTGAATACGCCTCGGGGCGTGCCTATGAGGGCCGCAAAGGCCTTGGTAACACCCAGCAAGGGGATGGCGTCCGCTTCAAGGGGCGCGGGCTGATTCAGGTCACTGGCAGGGCGAACTACGCCAGCTACAGCAAATGGAAGTATGGCGACGACCGTGTGGTGCGCGCGCCGCAGATGCTGGCTGAATTGCCAGATGCGGTCGATGCAGCCGCGTGGTACTGGACTGTAGAGCGCCCGAGGATCCCCGAAATGGCCCGGGCCGACAACTTGGTGGGCGTTACCAAGGCAATCAATGGCGGCACCAACGGCCTGGCGGATCGAGCCAAGCGGCTGGATCAGGCAAAGCGCCTGTTTGGGCTGGAGGCCAAATGAACTGGCAGATTGTGGTGAACGTAGCCGTCGGCGTGCTGATGCCGCTGGTCATTTTTGCTCTGGGCTACATCGTGAGCCTATCGAAGCGGATTACTGACCTCCGAGTGCTGGTTTCGGATGAGTTCGTGCGAAAGCCTGAGATCGTGAAGATCGAGCAGGTACAGAACAACATCATGCAAATCTGCCAATCGTTGCTTACAGCGGTAGCGGAGCTGAAGGGCGAGATCAAGGGCGGCCAGCGGTGAGCCAGGAGCGTATAGAGGCTCTTGCCAACCGCTTGGAGACTGGGATCTTGAGCCTGCAATCAGTGGCAGGCCGTGGCGTTTACGGCGGCGCGGCGAACATCAATGTCAACGCAGGCGGTATGGGGCTATGGATCGCATGTAGTTGCTGCGCAGTGATGCTGGTCGTGGTTTTCATTGGTGGCCTGTGGATGGTCAGCGATAGGGCCGAGGCAAGAGCGCAGATCCGAGAGCTGCGTGATGGACAGAATGCCATCCGCGCCTACATCAACACGGGCATCCTCAAGCCCCAGAAAGACAAGGACAAGAGCGATGCCGAGTGAAGAAGAAACCATCATCATCGGTGGCGGAAAGCAGCAGGCACGCTCTGGCCTTCTGCCGAGTGGACTGATGCCGATACGCGACACCATCAAGCACTACAGCACCTGGGCTCTGGCTGTCCTCGTGGCATCTCCGGACCTGTACCAGGCCGCCAACTCGCTGGGCATGCTGGCCGACGAGGCTATGCCCGAGGCCGTGAAGTGGTCCATCCGTGGCGTGGCTGGCTTCGGCCTGATCGCCAAGTTCATCAGCCAGCGGAAGCCCAACTGAGGGTTCAACATGTTGAAAGTTTCAAGCGAGATTGGTCCGGCTATGCCGGCGTCCGAAGTCGATAGCCTTCTGCGGGCGCAACGCGACCTCATGGACGAGCTGTCCCATGCTGTGATCCGCACCCGTTCTTCATTCGCAAAGGTGTTGGCACCGGAGCGGAACGGCAAAGACGACGCGTGCTGTTCTGATCCGGTTCCTGAGCGTGCCCCGCTCGTGGATGTGCTTATGAATGGGAACGCCCTCCTGGCCGGCATCTTGGCCGACCTGCATAGCATCAACGACCGCAGCGTTCTCTGAGGGCTCATTCATGGAAAACCAGCACCGCAAGATCACCGGCTACCGGGAACTGAGCCAGGCCGAGATCGACCTGATGAACGAGATCAAGGCGAAGGGTGAGGAGCTGCAGGCCCTGGTCAACAAGGTCAACGGCACGAACACCGCGATCGAGGGCGACAAGGGCGATTGCTACCGCTGGTCTGCAATTGCCAAGACCGACTTCCAGACCGGCCTGATGGCGCTGACCCGCGCTGTGGCCAAGCCAGGATCGTTCTAACGTGAGCATCCTGTCCCGTGTCCTGCTGGGAGCCGTATTGCTCCTAGTGGGCGTTGCCGTGTGGCAGCGCGGGACAGTAGCTCAGGCAGAGCGCGCCCGAGACAACGCCCAGACAGCCAAGGCAGTCGCAGAGCAAGAGCGCGACAACGCCATCGCCGTGATCGCGGTCGAGCGCCAGCGGGTCAAGCGGGCCGAGGCAGTGGCAACCCAGTACGAGCAGGAGAAGGCAGATGCTGAATCGAAAGGCGCGGCTGTCGCTGATGGCCTGCGTGCTGGCAACCTCCGCCTGCAGCAGCGCTGGGCAGGCTGTGAGGCCCGAGTGTCCGACCTTGCCGCCAGCGCCGGCCAGCCTGATGGTGGCGCCGACGACCGAGCAGAAGGTGCGCGCGATCTTGTTCGAGCCGCCGCAGAAGCAGACGCCCAGATCCGTGGGCTCCAAGCCTTGGTGAGGGCTGACCGTGAGTGACATGGGCCGCGCCACCCGCAACATCGTCAGCGGCTACAACCGTGACCGTGTGTTCCAGGCTCGCATCTATGCGCCGGAACGCCGTGCACTGGTGACTGACTTCAACGGCGCGTTGCCGGCTGGCGTGAAGATCACCAAGGCCACATGGAACACCTGGGACAACTACCCAGCCGTGATGGCCGATCCGTCTATCGCCGATAGTGGCCGTGCCTGCCAGGTCATGGTCACCGCTCAGGTAGATGGCATCTCCTGCATCCGCCTGGCAGTGGATCTGGACAACGGAGAGCGCTTCGTCGCCCACCACGTCATTCAGGTCCTGCCAGCCCGCTACATGCAGCCGGACAACTGGATCAATGGCCCGACGCAGCTGGTCGCGTATCCGGTTGCGCCGCCGCTGCCTTAACTACAGTGGATTGAACTAGATATGGGCGCGCCAAAAGGTCGAGTGAAGGCCGGAGGCCGGAAAAAGGGCACCCCGAACAAGCAGACGGCCGAGTTCCGCGAGACGGTCCGTAAGCTCTTGGAGGACAACAGCGCCAATGTGGGCCGCTGGCTTACGACGGTTGCTGAGGGTGATGGCACGGATAGCGGCAAGCCGGACCCGGCTAAGGCGTTGGACCTGCTGTGCAAGCTGGCCGAGTACGCAGCACCCAAGCTCAACCGCACCGAGCATGTGGGCGAGGACGGCGGCCCGGTGAAGACAGTCACCACGTTCAAGCTGGCCGATCTGGAATGACTGAGTTGACCATCCGGCTGCCGCGCAAGCTGCGTCCGGTGTTCCTTGGTCGCGCGGACGTTCGTGGAGCCTACGGTGGTCGCGGCTCAGGCAAGACACGCTCCTTCGCCAAGATGGCAGCAGTTCAGGGCATGCGCTTCGGTCAGGCAGGCATCAAGGGCCAGATCCTGTGCGCTCGCCAGTTTATGAACTCGCTGGACGATTCCTCTCTGGAGGAGGTCAAGCGGGCTATTGAGGACGAACCCGCTCTGGCGGCCTACTGGCAGGTTGGCGAGAAGTACGTGAAGAGCCACGACGGCAACGTCTGGTTTTCATTCGCTGGCCTGGACCGAAACATCGGGTCCGTGAAGTCGAAGGGCCGGATTCTGCTGTGCTGGGTCGACGAGGCGGAGCCGGTCACCGAACATGCTTGGAACACGCTGATCCCTACGCTGCGTGAAGAAGGCGAGCAGTGGAACGCTGAGCTGTGGATCACCTGGAACCCAGCGCGCAAGACGGCTCCGGTTGAAAGGTTCCGCAACTCGAGTGACCCGCTGGTCAAGGTTGTCGAGCTGAACTGGCAGGACAACCCTCGATTCCCGGCAAAGCTTGAGCGTGACCGGCAGCGCGACCTGCAGGAGCGGCCTGACCAGTATGACCATATCTGGAATGGCGGATTCGTCGTTGCTGTATCCGGCGCCTACTTCGCCAAGTCCATCGCGGTGGCTCAGGAAGAAGGGCGCATCGGACGCGTAGCCATCGACCCGCTGATGACGCTGCGGGCCTATTGGGATATCGGCGGCACGGGCGCCAAGGCCGACGCCTGCGCTATCTGGATCGCCCAGTTCATCGGTCGTGAGGTTCGCGTCCTACGGTACTACGAGGCCATTGGGCAGCCGCTGGCGACCCACGTGGACTGGCTGCGGCGCAATGGCTACGAGCGCGCCATGTGCGTTCTGCCCCATGACGGCGCGGCGCACGACAAGGTGTTCTCTGTCAGCTACGAGAGCGAGCTGCGCAAGGCGGGGTTTGAGGTCAAGGTGATTCCGAACATGGGCCAGGGCGCTGCAATGACCCGTATCGAGGCGGTGCGTAGGCTGTTCCCAAGCATCTGGTTCCACGCAGACGGCACTGAGCCTGGGCGCGATGCGCTGGGCTGGTATCACGAGAAGCGCGATGAGGCGCGGAACATCGGCTTCGGCCCCAATCACGACTGGGCCAGTCATGGCGCAGATGCCTTCGGCCTGATGGCCGTTGACTACCTCAGCACTGACCACAGCGAGCCGGACATGTCGGCCCTGGACAACTACACGACGGATTACTGATGGCCGAGAAGAAGCGGGACGATGCGCTGGCTGAAATGCTCAAGCGCAGGGATCTTGCGTCCGAAGCCTGCGTGGAGCTGTACGACAAGGCCCGCGACGACGTTCGTTTTGTGACGGTCCCGGGCGCGCAGTGGGACGAGAAGCTCAAGGCACGGCGCGGTGACCGCCCGACGTACGAGTTCCCGAAGCTGGCATCGCATGTGCGCCAGGTCGTCAACGAGATGCGCCAGAACAGGCCGCAGGGCAAGGTTCGCGGCACGGAAGAGGGTGACGCTGGGCTGGCCGAGATCATGCAGGGTCTGTGCCGGAACATCGAGTCGGTCAGCAATGCCGATCAGGCCTACGACATCGGCTATGACTTCGCAGTCAAGGGCGGCTTTGGCGCCTGGCGCATCTGCACCGACTACCTGAACGACGAGGATTTCGAGCAGGACATCTTCATTGAGCCGATCCGTAATCCATTCTCGGTGAAGTTCGACCCCGCGGCCATCGAGATTGACCGGTCCGACGCTGGTTTCGCGTTCGTGGAGGAACTGGTCTCCAAGGACGATTTCGAGCGCCGCTGGCCCAATGCCAGCCTGCAGGACTGGGAAGACAACAATGACTGCGTGACCTGGCGCGAAAAGAACCAGGTCCTGATCGCAGAGTACTGGTACAAAGATCCGATCAAGGTCGAAATGTGGGCGCTGTCCAATGGCGCTGTCGTCTCGGTCGAGGAGCTAGAGAAGCGCGCCAAGGATCAGGGGCAGCCGACTGACGCGATGACCTTGGAGGCGCTGCTTGCCAATGAGGGCATCTCGGTCGTCAAGCGCCGCGAGGTCGATTCGCATGTGGTGAAGATGCGGATGACCAACGGCAACGAGTGGCTTACCAAGCCCTACGAGTTCCCGTCCAAGTACATCCCGATCATTCCGTGCTGGGGCAACATCATCAATATTGATGGCGAAGACTACTGGTTCGGCATGGTGCGCCCGAGCAAGGACCAGCAGCGCCTGCACAACGTCCACCGGACTGCAGCCATTGAGGCCGTGGCGAAGGCACCAAAGGCGCCGTTCATCGTCAAACAGAGCTGGATCAAGGGTCTTGAGCGATTCTGGCGTAACGCGAACGCTGAGGACTATCCCTATCTGCCAGTAGCCGATAGCGCTGACATGATGCCTCAGCGTGCTGCCCAGGCTGAGGTTCCGGTTGCAATCCTGCAGCTTGCCGCTCAGGACAATGAGGACATTAAGGCCAACACCGGCATCTACGACGCCAGCCTAGGCGCTCGGTCGAATGAAACCAGTGGTCGCGGCATTTTGGCCCGGCAGCAGCAAGGCGCGACGGCGACCTTCAACTACATCGACAACCTCGCCTACGCTATCCGCTACACCTACAAGATCCTCGTTGACATGATCCCGCGCGTCTACGATACGCCGCGAGTGGTCCGCATCTTGGGACCGGACGGTGGCGAGAAGTGGAAGCAGCTCTACCAGCAGGTTACTGATCCGCAGACTGGGGACGCGGTAACTCTCAATGATCTGAGCAAGGGCAAGTACGACGTGACGATCACGGTCGGCCCGAGCTTTGCCACGCAGCGCATGGAGGCCGTTGACGCCTTCACCACTCTGCTTGGCCAGATGGGCCCGGGTCTGCCTCCGCCTATCGCTTCGCTGATGGCGTACTCGGCGATCAAGAACATGGACCTGCCTGGCATGGACGACGTGGACAGTGCGTTCCGCCAGATCCTGGTAAGCGGCGGTGTCCTGAAGCCCAAGGACGGGGAGCAGCCGCCCGAACCGCAGCAGCCCGACCCGAAGATGCTGGCCGACGCCAAGAAGGCCGACGCGGACGCAACAAAGTCCCAGGCGCAGGCCCAGCTGTACGGCGAACAGGCCATCGGCCAGGCCATCGAGAACGCAGCCGGTATGGCGCTTCTCGGTCCTCCGCCACAGCCGCAACCCATGCAGATGAATCAACCGCCTCCGGGCGGTTTTTTTGTGCCCGAACAAACAGGCGGCTTCCCCGCCTGACCGCATCGACCCGGACTGGTCGAATCCCGAGAGGAAGACATGAGCGACGAGAACAACACCCTCGAACAGGGTGGCGGCGAAGCACTGCCTGCAACTCAGCCGAAGAACGACGCGGAAGCCGCCCAGCAGGAACAGGCTGCAACCCAAGAGGCTGACAAGGCCAAAGAGGCCGAAGCCAAGAAGGCTGAAGAAGAGGCAGCCAAGCGCAAGAACCGCACCAGCCAGTATATCGACGGGCTGAAGAATCGCGCGATGGCAGCTGAGCGCGAAAACGCAGAGATGCGAAAGCGCATCGAAGCCATTGAATCCCGCTTCCCGAAGCAGGAAGCCAAGCCGCCCACGATGGAGAGCGCCGGTTTCGACTCCGAGGAGTTGGCCCGTCAGACGGCCCGCTACGAGGTTGAGCAGGCTCGAAAGCAGTGGGAAGAGCAGCAGAAATCCGAGTCTGTAGCCCGCTCGGAGCAGGAAAAGTTGCAGGCGTACTCCAATCGTGCGCAGGCCTTTGCATCGCAGAACCCAGACTTTGAAGAGGTTGTCTCGGGCATTCCGCAGCAGCTCCTGCCTGTCGAGCTGCAGAAAGCCATCATGGCCCACGAACGTGGCCCGGAGATGGCCTACAAGCTCGCCTTGAACGAGGACGAGCTGTTCCAGCTGGCCTCAACCCGGCCGGAACTGATGGAGCTGGCAGTCGCCCGCTACGCATCGCGCCTGGACGCAGCGCCGCCGACTCAGGAAGCCGAACCGGCTCCTGCGGCATTCGCGCCAACCCCAACCAACAAGCCCATTTCGCAGGCGCCCGCACCGGCACCGCGCGTCAGTGGTCGATCTCCGACGGAAACCCCGCCTGAGAAGCTGACCGACGACGAGTGGTATCGCCGCGACCGCGAGCTGCGCCGAAAGCGATAACCAATCGAGGAATACGCAATGGCAAACGTCAATCAGGCGCTGACCCATCAGATGATCGCCCGCGAGGCGGCCAAGATCCTGTGGGAAGAGAACAGCGTTGTCCGCAACATCAACCTGGACCGGGAAGTCGAGTTCAGTGAGGAAGTGAACGGCTACAAGAAGGGCGATTCGGTGCGGGTCATGATCCCGCCGACCCCGGTCACCTACAGCGGCTCCAACTTCGCTGGCGGTGGTGCCGCTCCGGCTGTCAATGAGACCTCGGTCAACCTGACCGTTGACCAGCAGCTGCATGTCCCGCTGACCTTCACCGCGAAGGAGAAGAAGCTGGAGCTGAGCCGCTTCAAGGAGCGCTTCCTGCGTCCGGCGATGTCGTCGCTGAACAGCAAGATCAACCAGGTGCTGCTGGCTTCGATGGTGGCACAGACCTCCAACGTCGTCGGCACCTGGGGCACCGTCCCGGCGACGCGCACCCCGTGGCGCAATGCGTCCTCGATGCTGGACCGATTCCTGGCGCCGGAAGACGAGCGTTACGCGCACTTCTCGGTGGATGCCAACGACGCCCTGGCCGAGGCCAATGCGCCGCTGTTCCACACTGCCGATGAGCTGCGTGGCGAGTTCAGCGAGAACGCCGTGGGCAAGTTCGCTGGCCTGGAGTTCCACAAGCAGCTGTCGCTGCCGGTCCAGACCAACGGCGCGGGCGCTGGCTATACCGTCAACGCTGCGGGCCAAACCGGCACCTCCCTGGCTGTGACTGCTGGTACGGGCGCCATTACTGCTGGCTCGATCATCAGCATTGCAGGCGTCAACGCCGTCCACCCGATCACTGGCGCCGACATGGGCGTGCCGCGCTACTTCCGCGTGACGGCCAACTACGCTGGCGGCGCAGGCAACCTGCAGATCTTCCCGGCCATCATCCCGACCAGTGCCAGCCAGATCGGCACCGTGACGGCATCTCCGGCAGCATCTGCCGTCATCACGATCTTTGGCACCGCGTCCTCGGGCCGGGTCCAGAATCTTGTGTTCCACCGCGATGCGTTCGCCTCGGCGTTCGTGCCGCTGCCGGTGCTGGCTTCGTGTGAGGGCTACACCTCCAAGATCGGCAACGTGTCCTGCCGCGTGATGAGCTTCGGTAACGGCCTCACCGACCAGGAAAACACCCGAATCGACGTGCTGTTCGCCCTGCCCGCAGCTGTCCGTCCGGATCACGCCTGCCGCGTCACCCAGTAACGCCCAGCGGGGGCGGCCGTCTTGGTCGCCCCCTTCTTTTTGGAGGGCTCATGGAATTCCCCAAGATGATCTATCTCGGCGGCGATCTCGCTGCTGAGTGGCGGATCGTGGCCGATGAGGCAGACCAGGCGGCTGCAGCCAAGGATGGGTTCTGCCCGCACGGTCAAGGCAAGAAGGTCGCTGCTGATCCTGTGGCCGACGAACAGCCCAAGCGCCGTGGTCGTCCGCCGAAGGCCGCCCGATGAGCAAGGTCAGCGAGGTCATCCGCGATTCGCTGCTTCTTCTGCGCGTCCTAGACGCTGACGAAGCGCCGGAGGCGAGGGATGCCGAGGACGCAATCCGCGCCCTGAACCTAATGATGACCACATGGGAAGCTGAAGGCCTGAGCCTTGGCTGGTCGCTGGTATCGGTTCCGGACGATGAGATGCCTGTTCTGCCTGAGGCGGAGGAGGCGATCACGTACAACCTCGCCACGCGCCTGCGTGCCAAGTACGGTGTCGCCATGGATCCGGACGTGTTCCAGATGGCGCAGGACCTGTTGGGCAACCTGCGTGCTCAGGTCGCCTCCGCTGACTACTCGCGTATCTCCTACCCGGATCTCCCGGTCGGCCAAGGCCAGCCATGGGGCGCTTGGTATGAGGGGTATTACCGCTAATGCGCGCCAATCCCGTAGACCTGATCGGCGGCTTCTACAAGGATGACGCCCTGCCGTGGTCGTGCCAGGACACGGTTAACTGGCTTCCAGTGATGGCCGAGGTAGGCGGGACACGCTCGCCGTCGAAGCTGTCTACCGCGCCCGGCTTGAAGCCGTGGCAGGTTGTTGGCTCTGGCCCGATTCGTGGCATGCACGACTTGGAGGGCGGAAAGTTCGTCGTCTCTGGGCAGACGCTGTGCCGGATCAACCCGAACAACACCGTTGATCCCATCGGCACGATCCCCGGGGTTGGTCGCGTCCAGATGACGCACAACCAGTTCAAGACTGGCTACCAACTGCTGGTGGAGAACGGGCAGGGCGGTGGCGGGTACGTCTTCACCAGCTCGACCGGGACGTTCGCCAAGATCACCGATGAAGGCTATCCGGGGTCGATTTCCTCGGACTACCTGGACTCCTACCTGCTGGGCGTGGAGCCTCAGGGCCGGTACTGGTTCCATTCCAACCTAGCAGATGCCACGGACTACAACACGCTGGACCGGTATGAGGCTGAGGCCGCGCCCGACCGGATCGTGGGGCTTGCAGTCAGCCAGTTTGAGGTGGTGGTATTCGGTCAGCGCACTATCGAATTCTTCTTCAACGCTGGTGGCCAGACTGGCACGTTCCAGAATCGCCGCCAGTCGATCACCCGTGGTTGCGCCTCTCGCCACACCATCCAGAAGCTCGACAACACCTTGTTCTGGCTCGGTGATGACGGCGTGGTCTACCGCATGGAGGGATACTCGCCCAGGCCGATTTCAACGCGCCCGCTAGAGAAGGCGATTGCCAAGTACAACTGGCCGGAAGCGTTCGCTGAAGTATGGGAGGATCGTGGGCACAAGGTCTATTACCTGACCTTTCCTGACGGCCTGACCTTCGGCTATGACGTAATCACTGGCCTATGGCATCGCCGCGAGTCCTATGGGCTGAGCCGGTGGCGGCTCAGCCACATCCAGAAGTGGGGCAGCGCCTGGTATGGCGGCGATTTCCAGAATGGCCGCATCTGGCTGATCGATTGGGACTATGTCCTGGAGGGAGATGACCCACTGGTCCGGCGCCGGGTATCTCCGGTGGCAGCCGACAACCAGAGCGCCATGACCAATCCGATGGCTGAGCTGGTGTTCGACGTGGGCCGTGGGCCTGAAACGGTCGCCGTCTCCTTCCCGAACGCCATCACGATCAATGGCATCCCGCCCAGCACGTTGGTGGGTCTGACTTACCCGACGTTCTCGTTCACCGGCTCGGGCGGAACGGCTCCCTACACCTTCTCCATTGCCAGTGGATCGCTGCCGCCTGGCTTGTCCATGAACAGCACGGGCGCCATCACTGGATCTGCCACTGCTGGCGGCTCCTATCGCTTCACCGTACGCGCTTACGACGCCAAGGGCGCTTGGACTGAGGCAGAGAACTCCATCCTTTCAGTGGCGGGTAAGTTGGCACTAGCAGTGCCGCCCATGGTGTTCACTGGTTCCTACGAATCGCTCACGCCTCTTGCATCGCTTTCTGATCGCACGCCTACTAATGATGGCGCATTTGCGATTTCCCCAAGCTCCGTGTATGCAGCCGTTGGGCTTCCTAGCACGCCTTTCTTGCTCATCTACAAACTGAATCAGGCAACTGGCACCTACGTGCAGTCGCTTGACATTGATGTTTCTCCAACGTCCACGGTCTACGCATGCGCGTTCAGCAGAGACGGAGCCTATCTTGCGCTTCGTTTCGATGTGAGCGGAGTGTCTCGCGTGAACGTGTACAAGTTTGAGTCAGGACAGTTCAAGCTAAAGACCTTCTTCCCAACCAGCACGAATAGCGGCCGCATAGAGTGGAGCCCGGACGGGAGCAAGATTGCTGTAGCGACAAGCCTTAGCAGCCCAGATTTTGGGTTCCGGGTTCTATCTTTCGATAAGTCGACCAGTACGTTCACCGGGAGCGTCTCACCAACCGCTGCCAGAAATGCTCAATCGCCAGAGGGTTTCGGCTGGTCGCCAGACAGCAAATACATCGCCGAGTGGAGCAATAACAGGCTAAATGCCTGGGAGCCATCGATCACGTCTGTCATTTATCGAAGTAGTGCTGCTGGAGGGACCATTTCATCTGGTCGTGGCGCGCACTTCAGTGACGACAGCGCCTTCATCTACATACTTACTCCGCTTGGACCCACGTACTTGGCTGCGTTCCCGTTCAACGGCGGTGCAATCGGCGCTCAGATCGTTCCGGCTTCACAGCCACCGTTCAATGTTGATGATTCAGCTTTCTCTAACGGGTATCTGGCGGTATGTCGTCTGGGGGCAGTTTCAGGACAGCCATCCTTGTGGGTCGCCCGTTGTAATGGCTCAACCGTAACGCCTGTTGCTTCACAGCCTGGAGGCACATCAGGGCTGACATTCACGTCTGTAAGGTGGACCATCTGATGGCCGACACCGACCACTACGTAGAGATCCGCTACAGCAACGATGGCGGCCACAACTGGCAGAACTGGAAGCGCCGCTCCATCGGCAAGACGGGCGAGTACGAGCAGCGCGTGAAGATCCACCGCCTTGGCCGGTTCCGGCAGCGGGTGTTTGAGATCAAGGTTTCCTCCCCGCGCCAGTCGGATTTGCTGGCTGCCGTCGTCAACTTCCAGCCAACGGACGACTGATGCTCATCATTGACGATGCAATCCCGGACGCCGCTGGTGTCCGGGGCGAAGCCCTGCGCGCGCAGTACGTGGACTGGCCTGGTTATGACGGTGAGGTCTACAAGCGAGTTTCGCTCACGCCTGTTCCTGGCCTGCAAGAGGCCATTGAGGCGCAGATGGGGCCCGTGGAAATGTTGGGTATGGGTTACCGGCTCAACTTCAATGGTGAGCTGCCCAACGCCGCTATTCATTCGGACATGGGATGGGGTACGCACGCGGCAGTTCTGTACCTCAGCGAGGGCGAAGGCGGAACGGCCTTCTGGCGCCACAAGGCTACCGGCGCACATCGGATCGACCCGGGTGATATGCCGCTGCTTGAACAGGTCAAGGGCGATTGGGACGACGCATCGCGATGGGAACAGATCGGACTGGCCGAAATGAAGCTTGGCCGGATGGTCATCTACGAATCGGCCCTGTTCCACAGCCGCTGGCCGTTTGCCGCGTTTGGCACTGATTACGACTCTGGCCGCCTCGTCGCGGTGGCCTTCTTCACCCCGAGGGCCTGATGGCAACCATTCGTAAGGCAACTCTGGCAGACGTGCCGGAGGTCGTTCGTATGTCTGCGCTTTTCTATCCGACCACGCATTACGCGCAGTGGTGCGACATGGACGAGGAGACGGTGGCCTCCCTGGCATCGAATCTTGTGGAGAACCACGTGTTTTTCGTGGCGGAAGAGGGCGAAGAGCTGGTCGGTATGGTCGGCATCTTCATAGCTCCGTTCCTGTTCAACGTACACGTCAGGTTCGGCGTCGAGGTTGTGTGGTGGGTCGCTCCTGAGGCACGCGGTTCACATGTCGCCGTCTCGCTACTCAACGCAATTGAGCAGCCGCTGCGCGATGCCGGTTGCGACCGAATCCAGATGGTCCATATGCCCAACAGCCCGCCTCAAGCGGCTGCGCTGTACGAGCGCATGGGCTACGCCCGCTCTGAAGTCTCCTACACGAAGGACATCTAACAATGGCCGCAGTAACCGCAGCAGCAGTGGTCGGCGCCGGCATGGCCTATTCGGCCAATCGCCAAGGCGCCGCACAGAAGAAGGCGGGCCGCGCCCAAGCAAGCGCAGCCCAGCAGACACTGGACACCCAGCAGGGCATTTACGACCAGTCACGTCAGGAGGCCATGCCGTACTTGGAGGCGGGGAACAACGCCCTCACTGGCCTGAACGCGCTGGCCTCTGGCGACTATTCCGGGTTCCAGAACAGCCCCGACTACCAGTTCGCGCTGCAGCAGGGCCTGCAGGGCGTCGACCGCTCGGCAGCGGCTCGCGGCGCGCTCTACTCGGGCGGCCAGCTGGCTGACCTGAACAACTATGCGCAGGGCATGGCATCGCAGCAGCTGGGTGCGTACCGGAACAGCCTGATGGGCCTCGCCAGCATGGGCCAGAACCAGAGCCAGTACCTGGGCCAGCTTGGCCAGAACTACGGCAACCAGTTCGCCAATGCCATGGGCCTCAAGGGGCAGGCTAACGCTCAGATCGCATCTGCTGGTCCGATGACTCAGGCGGGCTATGGCAATGCTTTGGCAGCGGCGGCCAGCACTTACGCCGGTGCGGCAGGTGGCGGCGGCAATGCACTGTCCGGCTGGCAGCCTTCGTCGGCTTGGGGTCAGTCAGTCACCGTGTCGCCAGGATCCAATCAGGGTTTTGGCAACAACATGCAAAATTTTCTGGCCTTGGGTAATGGCCGCAAATCCAGCTTCGGCGGGTGGGGGAGCTAAGACATGGCAGACTTCCAGCAGAATTTCTTGGCCTCGCTGTCCGCAGGCAATCAGTTCGGCCAGCAGATTAAGGCCCAGCGCGACCAGCAGCAGCTCAATAGGCTGGCGCAGCTCTCGTATTCGGCCCCGCAGGACCAGCAGCAGGCGTTGCTCGGTCAGATTGCGGCGATCAGCCCGCGTGCCGCCCAACAGCAGGAGCAGGCGTTCGCCAGCGCTGATGAGCGCCGCAACACCACCATGGTCAACATGGCGAAGTTGCTTACGGCCATGCCGCCAGAGGCCCGAGAGAGCCTGTACAACAACCGGATGCTCCCCGAGCTGCAGAAGATGGGGGTGTCTGGCGCCCCTCGGTGGTCTCCTGAAACCGAGGCGGTCATCATGAAAAGCGCCAATGACCTCTACATGGCTGGCACCGGCGGCCAGATGCCGACGGATGTTCGGTCCTTCCAGATGATGACATCTGGTCTGTCACCGGAAGACAAGGAGCGCGCCCGCCGTGTCCAGCTGGGCCTTGAAGGGCGAGCCTCCAATGCCGGTTACGGATTCTTTGAATTCCAAGGTGCGGATGGTCTTAAGCGCATGGGCCGGAATAACCCGCGTACGGGCTCGCGTGAGGTGTACGACGAATCCACTGGGGAATTTGTGCCGCTGGGCGGCACTACTGGAATGGGCACTGCCCCGCAAGCTGGACCGCAGGCTGTGGCTTCTCCGGCGAACGGGAATCACTACGCTGCATTCAGTCAGCTCGCAACTGAGTTCCCGTCTGTGACGATGACCAGTGGTGTACGTTCCGCCGAGAGGAATGCCCAGGTGGGCGGCCAGCCAAACAGCCAGCATCTGAACGGGACCGCTGCTGACTACGCCGTTCCTGCCAATCAGAAGCCTGCCTTCATTTCCCGTGCGCGCCAGCTTGGCTATCAGGCCATCGATGAAGGCGATCACATCCACCTGCAGCTGCCTCGTGGTGCGTCCAACAATATCAATCCGGCACTCGCAGTTGGTCGCAGTCCCGAGGATCAGGCTGCACGTACTGCGCAGGCTACGACGAATGTGGAGAACGCCAACTTCCCGAACAAGCTCAATCAGGAGCGTCAGCTGCAGGATGTGAAGACTCAGGGGGCGATCACTCAGGCAGCCGGAACAGCAGCGGCAGAAGCACAGGCTAAGGACGCAGCACAGCGTCCGAAGCGTATCCAGCAGTACAGGCAGGCCCTGACTGCCGCCGGGAACGTGGAAACGTCTCTGGACAAGGCTCTTGGCCTGTTGAGCCCATACTCGACCGGCTTCGTCGGTGCTCGTTCTCGTGCAGTTGAGGGCAGCCCCTCCTATAACCTGGCTGCGGAGCTGGAAACCATCAAGGCCAACCTCGGCTTCGACAGGCTGCAGCAGATGCGCGATTCGTCGCCCACGGGCGGTGCGCTCGGCGCCATCGCGGTACAGGAGCTGGTTGCGCTGCAATCAACGATTGCCAACCTCGACCCCAATCAGTCTGAGTCGCAGATCAGGGCCAACATTGAGCGTGTAAAGACTCACTACAAGAACTGGAGATCCGCAGTTGAGCAGTCTCTGGCGGATGAGGAGCGCTCGCAGAGTATGGCGCCCGCTGCAGGAGCGGCATCGAGGGTTGGCAGCACCGCACCATCTGCTGCGCAATCTCCTTCCAACTACAGCAACCTCTGGAACTGACCAATGGCTAAGAAGTGGGTTGAGGTAGCTTCGTCGCCTGCCTATCAGGCTCTAGCGCCTGAGCAACAGGAAGAGGCCCGGAACCAGTACTGGAACGAGGTTGTTGCTCCGAACGTTCCTGCTGAAGAGCATTCTCAGGTGCGCCAGGCCTTCGACAGCGATACATCGAGAACCGTCAATTGGCCGGATCAGGCTCCGTTGGATGTAAACGTGACCGGTGGCATTCCTGCGCCGGCCGATTTCTCTGGAGTGACATCCAGCATATCCAGCACCGCTGATGGCCGTCAGGCTGATGGCTGGATGCCTGGTGCCGGTCGTGACTTTGCATTCGGCGTTCGCTCGGCGCTGCAGGGCGCTGGTGGCTTGCTAGGAGCTGTCGGCGGTGATGCCTTCAACAACTATGTCGCCAATCCAGTGGCGCGTGCTGTGGGCCTTCAGGAGTCGCGCCCGTACCGAGAAGAGGCTGCAGCTTTGGCAGATCGGCTTGGCCTCCCCAAGGCCCAGACTGGCGCTGATCGTGTATTGGGTGATGTTGGTGAAGCGCTGGCGGGAACCGGCCTCACTATGGGCGCTGGTGCTGGGATCAATGCGCTAGCCAGCCTTGGGCGAAACGCAGCAATACGAACTCCTGGATACGTGGCGCCCGTCAAGAACAAGCTTGCCGAGTTCCTGACCGCACAGCCGGGACTACAGACGGCATCCGCTATCACCGGGTCTGGCGCATCGTCCATCGCCCGCGAATCCGGCGCATCGCAAAAGAACCAGCTCTTGGCCGGTCTTGCTGGTGGTCTTGCACCCGGAGTAGCAACAGCAGGCGGTGCTGCTGCACTTCGCGGCGCAGTCCGTGGCCGCTCTGGCGAAGGTATGCAGAACACGCTTGCAGACTTCCAGGCCCTGGGAGCCACGCCTTCCGTTGGGCAGGCCGCAGGGCCCGGCTGGGTTCAGGGGTTGGAGGGGCTTCTTTCCAAGGGGCCTACCAGTGGCGGCGTATTTGGCCGATTTGCAGAGAACCAGGCGGATCGGATTGGCGCAGGGCTGAATGCGAAGGCTTCCAACCTTTCGCCCAATCCAGGCTCAGAGAACGCTGGCCTTGCAATTGAGAGGGGCATGGATGCCTTCAAGGGTGATACAACCGCAGTGAAGCGCGCGTTGTATTGGGCGGTTGATCAGCAGATCCCGGGGTCTTCGCCGACGCCGATGGCGAACACGCAGCGGATGCTTCAGCGTTTGACCACCCCCAATCCGAGTGCTAAGGCGACGACTGGCGATCTTATCCAGCCAAGCATGATCCGGCTTCGGGACAACTTGGAAGCTGATCTCCAGGCGAACGGCGGCAACTTGCCGTATGAGGCTCTGAAGCGTATCCGTACCGATATTGGCGAGCAGATCGGACGTTCGTCGCCGCTCAATCCATCCACTGACTTGCAAGAGTTGAACAAGGTCTACTCCGCATTGTCGGAGGACATGTTGGCTGCGGCGAAGAGTAACGGTCCTGCGGCAGTGAAAGCCGCTGCGAGGGCGAACAACTACACAAGGAACGTGGCTGAAAGGAATGACCTGGTCCAGCGTGTGCTGGACAAGAAGGGAGGACCGGAGAAGGTCTACCAGGCGGCTATGTCTGGAACCAAGGACGGGGCAACCACTCTTCGTGCCGTTATGTACTCGCTTCCGAAGGAAGAGCAAAAGGCGGTTTCTGCAGCCGTAATCAAGCGGATGGGGCTAGCTACTCCGGGGAATCAGAACGTAGAAGGCGACGTTTTCAGTTCGTCCACCTTCATGCGCAACTGGAATGACCTGAGCGAGGAGGCTAAAGCGGTGCTGTTCGGTCGCTATGGCAAGGACTTCAAGGAGTCCATGAACCAAGTCGCCAAGGTTGCCAACAACATCAAGCAGGGCGCCAAGGTCTATGCGAACCCATCTGGGAGCGGTGACAAGGTTGCAGCAATTGCGTATTGGGTTGGCCTGCTAAACGCTCTTGGCAGCGGTCACTTCAGGACGGCTACGGGGGTTGCATTGGGCGGCGCATCTGCAAATGTGGCATCTCGGATCTTGACCAGCCCAATTGCCGTCAGGTGGCTCGCGCAGCAAACGAACATGCCAAAGGGCGCGCTAATCCCGCAGGCGATCCTGCTTCAAAAGCAAGCTGCAGCAGCTGGTGATACTGATCTTGAGGAGATTGCAAAGGCTCTAGAAGCGCAGGTCCGAAGCGATCAACCAAATGCCAGCAATCAACAGAGATAGAGCTAGCGCAATCGATAGAAAGACCTTCCACCCATCAATTGAGCTGGAGGCGACTTCCTTCTCATGCTCGCGCTGCATCCAATCCTTCGGCTGGCCGCCGACGTTGGAGAGGTCGAACTTTTCCTTACTCATGGCCCGGGCCTGTGGATATGTGCCCCGAATCCTACCACCCCTCAGCCTGGGGTGCAGGGAGGGCCTTTTCAGGCCGACGCAGATCCCGAGACACCCGGGGATTAGATTCCCAAGAACGGCGAAGGGCCACCAGTTCGCGCTGGTGACCCTTCTCGCAACCCACCTTGCCATGACCAAGGAGAGCGCATTGGTTGATCTTAGCAAAACCTTGAAAGAGGTGCGTCAAATGGCAGCAACCCTTCCGAAAGCCCGTTATTGGTCAATCTGGGCGCTTGGAGCATTGGCCGTAATCGCCCCAGTCCTGTTTGGGCTGGCAAAGGTGATCGAAGCCTTGCGCTGATGCCCCCACAACCTGAACACCCGAAGCCCCGCCTAGAGCGGGTTCTTTTATGCCCGAAGTCCGCCAAGAGCGGACTTTTTCTTTGGGAGATCCCATGAGCGGCCGCTTCTACGATCCGAACCCGGTCTATTTCGACATCCTGAGCAATCAGCCGGTGGCCGGTGGCTTCCTGCAGTTCTACGACCAGGGCACGACTAATCCCCGGATGACATGGTCAAACCAGGCGCTGACGATCCCGAACACCAATCCGGTGCCGCTGGACAGCTCGGGCCGGGCCAACGTGAACATCTGGCTGTCCGGGTCCTACACCGTATGGCTGACCGATAGCCTGGGTGCGGTGATCTGGACCCGGGATGTCAATGACGGCTCGGTCGGGAACAACGTCTTCCCGACCCTGGAAGCAGGCAAGTTTCTGACCAATGACGGCTCGGTGGTGCTGTGGGCGGACCTGATCCAGCTTCCGGACCCGACCGGCTCCGACGGGAAGATGGTCGTTGCCAGTGGCGGTGGCTATGTACTCCAGGCCCAGCCGACGGCACCGACGTCCCCCATTGTGACAACCGACAATTCGGTGAAGTACATCGGCACTAGTTCGGTCATCCTGGAGCAGTGGGGGACGTTCTCTATTCCAGCAAGCGGCGCGCAGGTTGCAACTGGATCGTTCACCTTCCCGCTTCCCTACAGCACTATTCCGAATGTCCAGGTGACCATCAACCGAGGATCTGGTGTTGTGGCTGCTGGATTCATTGGCGATATTGGGGCTACCGCTAGCACTACAGGTGCGACGGTCAACTGGGACCTAGGCGTCGATGACGTGAGATCGCAGTACAACCTGACCAGCCCCCTGCCGATCATGTGGCGCGCCATCGGGAAGGTTGCTAGCTGATGGCCGACCGTTTCCCTGGCGAACAGCCGAATTGGAATGAGCCAATCGCCGACCAGTCGGGGCGAGCCACATTGGCTTGGCGGAACTACTTCCTGCGGCTGGCCTCCGTTCAATCCAGCGACGACCTGCGCGCGCTCTATGAAGCGCTTGCGGCACGAGTAGCGGTTCTGGAAGATGGAGAGTCCATAGATTTCCAGATCCTCGGCCAAGGCTCAGTCTCCGTAAACGGCGTGCCGCAGCCTGGCAACGTCGTGGTTATTTCCCTTCAGGGCGACACCGCGCTTCCTGGGAATACTCAGTATTACGGGACTGGGCCAAATGGCGCGAAGGGTTGGTTCCCTATCTCCGGGGCAATCACGGTCAACGGGGCTGAGCTAACCAAGACTGTTGGCGCTGATGGAGTGACCACATTTGGCCTCGCCGATGTCCCCGACTCGGGAGCAGGCACGTTGCTGGCGGTCACGCGCGACGGAAAGGGCAGGGTGACCGGCACGCGTCCCGCGACGATCACCGGCACTGCACAGCAGATCGACGTAGCCAACGGCAACGCAACTGCTGGGCGTCCCACCATCTCCCTAGCTGACCTACCCAATTCTGGTGTAGGTGGCGCTCTGGTCAAAATCACCCGGGACGCAAAGGGCCGCGTTTCTGGCACCCAATCGGCCACCACCGACGATCTGGCCGAGGGAGCGATCAACCTCTACTTCACCACTGCCCGCGCAGTGGCCGCATCGCCCGTAAAGTCGGTCAATGCTCGAATCGGGGTGGTCAGCGTTCCGGACTACGTGGCTAAATCGACCGCGCCGACTGCAACTGACTTCGGTCGCGCCCTGATCGACGGGGACAGGTGGCTTAACACCGCCAACGGGTTCACGTACACCCGTTACGGCTCGACGTGGCTGGCCGAGGCCGGCGCCAACCTGACCCTACCCAAGGGCTACATCGACGGCTTCAAAATGATCTGGAACTCGGCCGGATCGATCACATTCGACAGCGGCACGGCCTACGTTGAATCGCTGGGAATGAATGTCCTGTTGAACGCCGCCGTGACCAAGACGGTTTCGGGCCTGACGCCGAACACGTTCTATCACAACTACCTATTCATCAGCGGCGGTGTGGCTGACATTGAGATTTCTGCCACGGCGCCGGCATCGCCCTACAACGGAACGGCCCGCTCCAAGACCGGAGACGCATCGAGGCGCTACATCGGGAGCTTCCTGACCACCACTGCAGGGGATATCCGGCGGTTCGTCCAGTCTGAAACCGAGGTGAGCTATCTGGACACGCTGGGGGCAGTCCCGTACCGAATCCTCGCGGCAGGCTCGGCCACCACGCCAACGGCGGTCAGTGTGCTGCCGGCCGCGCCGGTCACGGCAGTGCAGTTCAAGGGCCAGCTCATCAACAACGCCGCCACCGGGTTCTTCGTCATTTCGGCCCCGGGCGGGATGCTAGAGATCATCTCGGTAGCTCAGAACTCCCGCGGGGTGCAGTACCTCCCGATCTTCAACAGCCAGCTGTTCTATTACAACACCGCAGCCGGCGGGTCATCGTTCATCGACCTGCACGCCTACGTGTTCGAGAGGTGATCGGCCATGGCATTGCCCCAGGCGGTGAGGCTGTCATCTACTGCGACGGGACCGACTATCGCCGCGTTTCCGGCCAAAGCCCGGTGAAGTGACGGCAAGCGTTTCCCGAATTTCCCGGATCCTCGACCTTCAGCTGACGGGCGAGCCCGGCGGTATCGATCAATGACCATGTACGCCATCACTGAATCTAGCTATCGTTTCGTGACCGCCGAGATGCCGCTGGCGCCGGGAGAGAGTCGGGTCAACGAACTGCCCGCCAGCCTGTTGGCCCGGATCAAGTCCAATGAGGTCAGGTGGGAGCGGTCCGAGCGCCTTCGCGCTACCGACTGGACCCAGATGCCAGATGCGCCACTGACCACGCTGGAGAAGGAGGCATATCAGACCTATCGGCAGGCACTCCGTGACTTGCCATCGGCTCCTGGCTTCCCGGACGTGCCTTGGCCGACGTTGCCGACGATCAAGGAAGGCACCGCAGGGACAGGTGAGGGCGCCGTCTTCATCTAATCGCAACCCCTGAGACGGGGAGGCGTATCCTCCCCGGCATGGAACTACCCCCAGAATTCACGTGGCGGAAAACGTCCAAGTACGCCGCAGCCCCGGACACGATCTGCCTGGGACTGGTGTGCGTTGCCCGGATCCAGCAGCGGGTGGACAACCTCCAGTGGCAGGCATGGCTGGACTACCACAAGGATTTCCGGCAGTACATCATCCGGCCCTGCCAGAACCAATGGACGGGTAGGGATGGGATGGTGCTGTGGGTGATCCGGCATCAGGACCGGCTGCGGCGCGAGGCTGCTGAGATTGAGGCAGCCCGAGAGGTGGGGAAGATCGGTCATTCTGACTCCTGA